TTGTTTATTCCCAGACGCTAAATTAAGACAAATTGTAAGCGACAAAATAGGTCGTGAGTTTATAGGTACTCTAGAAGAGGACGAAATAATTTACACTATGTTAGACCTTGAGCAATACATAGGAAAAGAAATAATTTGGTTAAGTGAAACAACTTTTGAAGATATTATTGAAAATAAAAATGGTTATTTACCAAACATTATGACAAGGTATTGCACTTCTAAGATGAAAGTTGAACCTATTGCTCAATGGTGCTATGATAACACTAAATTGCCAGTTGAGATGCGTATAGGATTTAGGGCAAATGAAATAAACAGGGCAAATCGAATGATTGAAAAAGAACAAAATGGAATCGAGAATTTTAAATTTAAGATTGGACATAAAAATAATCGGAATCAATGGAAGGAATTACCATATCGCAAAGCAACTTTTCCTTTGATTGAGGATAGGATATATAAAGATTCAATAGAATTGTTTTGGCAGGATAAACCAGTAAGATTTGCAAAAAGAAATAACTGCGTCGGGTGTTTCCATAGAAATGAATTACTTTTAAATCATTTATCCAATACGCAAGAAAATAAATTTGATTGGTTTATTAATCAGGAAAAAAGCAATGGGGGTACTTTCAAAAATGGAATTACTTACGAAAAAATTAAAAGCTATAAATTGCAAATGGATTTATTTGATGAGGATTTTAACGAATGTGACTCTGGATATTGTGGACTTTAAAATAAAATAACTATGGACTTAAATAAAACACTTAGGACAAGCGTATTAATTAGCTACACTTACACTAAGATAGCAACCAGCTTAGACGAAATCAAACGTAAGCACCCCCTTAGAACCGATTTAATAGACTCAATGGAAGAGAGCCTAATGGAACTGCAGGAAATTAAAAAAACCTTTGTAGAACTCGAAAATGAATATCGGTTAGAATCAAAACAAAACTTTCGTTGGCAGTTAATTAATTTGGAGCAACAGGCTAAAATCAAAGAACTTGAAATCGAATTAAAAGCTCGGGATTTATGAGGTGCAAAAACTGCAAAGAAAAATTTGAGCCAATCCGCTTTAATCAAAAATACTGCCTTCAAACGGAATGCGTTAAGGTATGGGTAGAGTTGGAAAAGGTTAAGCAATGGCAAACTAAGAAAAAGATACTTAAAAGCGAAATGAAAACTACGCAGGACTTAATTAAGGAAGCTCAAATAGTTTTTAATAAGTTTATTAGGCTTCGTGATAAGGACAAACCTTGCGTAAGTTGCGATAAACCTTTGGGCGCTAAATTCGACGCAGGACATTACTTCAGTTCTGGAGGACATAAAGCCATAACTTTCAACGAAGACAATGTTCACGGTCAATGCGTAGCTTGTAATCAACATAAACACGGAAATTTAATAGCGTACCAAATCGGAATACAAAAAAGAATAGGAGCGCAAAGGCTTCTAGGTTTACACGAAGACGCTCACAAAATTAAGAAATGGTCAAGGGAGGAACTAGAAGAAATAATACTAACGTACAAAACTAAAATTAATGACAGAAGAAACGTTATTTAATTACTTAAAAAATAATTACTGGAGTGATCTAAATCAAAGTAAAAATAAGTTCAGCTATTGGGATTGTTTTTCGGAAACTACAAAAACACGAATAGAACTTAAATGCAGAAAAACACACTACGAAAACTTAATGATTGAAAAAGAAAAGTATTACAAGTTGGTAAGAAAGTACATAGAAAAAAACGAAATACCTCTTTACATTAATTCTACCCCAAAAGGAATTTATGCTTTCGACTTGCGAGAAATTAAACCTGTATGGACTACCAATAAACAAATGCCAAAAACAACGGAATTTGAGATCACAAATAAAGTTGAGAAAACCTACGGATTAATAAATATAAGTCAAGGAAAAAAAATTTAAAAAAAAGTTTCAAAAAAGATTGCAGATTAGAAAATAAGTATTAGATTTGTGTATAATTAAAAACTAAAAACTAAAAACTAAAAACTATGAAAAATGTATTTAAGGCTTTAGCCAACTTTCAACAAGAATGTCCAGTGATCCACAAAGGGACGCAAGGTTATGGATATTCTTACGCAGATCTTCCAAAAATTTTAGAAGTAATTAACCCGATTTTACGAAAACACGGACTAGGATTTACTCAAGCAATTAATGGAAACGATATTGAAACGGTTGTATTTCATTTTGAAAGCGGGGAAACCATTACAAGCAAAACAGCTATTCCGCAAGGAGTCCAGTTAAAATGTATGAACGATTTCCAAGTTTTGGGTAGTGCCATAACTTACTTGCGTAGGTACTCGATTTCTAGTCTTTTGGGGATAGTGACGGACAAAGATACGGACGCTTCTGGAGAACAGGAAGCACCTAAAAAACCTGCCATAGATACAAAGAGACTAGCTAAAGCCATCGAAGCAATCGCAGAGAGTAAATACACTAAGGAAGAATTGTTAAATAACTTCACGTTAACTAGCGCACAACTTAAATTAATCGAAAACATATGAAAATCAGGGCTTCTCAAATTGGTAAAATAATGACCTCCCCCAAAACCAAGGGGGAGTTGTTATCAAAAACAGCTAAAACGTATATCCACGAAATAATACTAAGAGAAAAATACGGAATAAACAAAGAGTTTTCAAGCCGTTATACGGACAAAGGGAATCAAGTCGAAGACATAGCTATAGCAATGGCAAATGAGGTCTTAGACGTAGGCTTTATCTATAAGAACGACGAAAATTTCCAAAATGATTGGATAACAGGAACTCCAGACGTAATCACGGACGAAGTATTACTAGACGTTAAATGCAGTTGGGACGCTACTACGTTTCCTTTTTTTGAAACTGAAATACCTACAAAGGATTATTTTTACCAATTGCAAGGGTATATGTGGCTCACGGGTAAAACCGAAAGCTTATTGATCTATTGCCTAGTAGATACTCCCCTAGAAATAGTTGAAGACGAAATACGCAGGGCGCATTGGAAGTTTCATAAGCTAGAAGAAGATTTAGATTTAAGACAAGAAATCGAATCTAAACATATTTTCGGCAACATTCCTCTAAATAAAAGAATAAAGATTTTCGAGGTAAAAAGGGACGAAAACGTAATAGAGTTAATCAAAGAAAAAATCGAAGTTGCGAGGGTATATTACGACGCACTTTATCAAATGTTATGAACCTATATCGACAATCGCGATACGCAATAAAATAAAGATATGAAAGCAACACTAGAATTTAACCTTCCCGATGACCAACACGAATACGATATTGCAGTAAAAGCATCTGCGATGTATTCAGCGCTTTGGGAAGTGCATAATATGCTTAGGACATACTATAAGTATAAAGAACTGCCTAGCGGTCAACTAGAGATAGTAGAAGCAATTAGGAAGGATTTTTTCGAGATATTAAACGAGTTAGAAATAAACATAAATAAATAACAAATGGAAGCAAAAAACAATTCTGGAGCAATTTTTAAGAACGACAAAAAGACGAAGGAAACGCACCCAGACTACCGAGGTAAAGTAAACGTAAACGGAAAAGAAATGGAAATAGCACTTTGGGTTAAAGAAAGTGCGAAGGGTTTAAAGTACTTTAGTGCCGCTTTTAGCGAGCCGTATGTAGCTACGGAAGCACCCAGAATAAACGTGCAACAAATAGACGAAGACGATTTACCTTTCTAGTATGCTTATAGACGACTATTCGTTAAGGAACTACTTAAAGAAGATTCTAGATACGAAAACACGAAACCAAATCGTTAAAGAAATACAGGGTAAGGGATATAAGTTCCACCAGTACAATATAGACCGATTCCTAGCAGGAAAACCCGTAAGTTTAGATACTGCAAAAAAGCTAGATAATTACGTCTATAGATATTTCAACGGTATGCCTCCAATTTAGGAGGCTTTTTTTTTGCGTTTATTGCGTATTAAAAATTAATAATTATATTTGATTAGAATTTAAGCAAATGGAATGGTTAACTAAGGTAGCGAAAGAACATAAAGAATGGGTAAAAATAGTCCATTCCTTTGGAGAATACTTTTATGCCGACGACATCGTTCAAGAATGTTACTTAAGACTTCACAAATACTGCAAACCAGAAAACGTTATTCAAAATGATAAAATCAATAAAGGATTTATGTACTTCGTTTTACGTAATACTTATCTTACTCACGTTCGTAGCAACGGAAGAAATGAAACATTTTCTTTATCGGATACGATGCAAGTTGAAGACACAGGGGAAGGACTAGACAAGGAACAAGCTTACGGAGTATTACTGGAGTTAATGGATAAAGAAATAGCAACGTGGCATTACTACGACCAAATGTTATTTGAAGTTTACAAAAACACGGATTTATCAATAAGAGACATATCTAAGGAAACAACTATAAGCGTTTCTAGTATATTTAATACTCTTAAGAACTGCAAAAGCAAGCTTAAAAAGTCTTTAAACGAGGACTACGAAGACTTTAAAAACAAGGATTACGAATTAATAAATAAATAAATAAAATGGGAAGACCTAGAAAAAAACAAGCTGAAGGCTTAGGAGATACAATCGAGAACGTACTCGAAGTTACAGGAATTGCAAAAGTAGCTAAGTGGGCAATGGGCGAAGACTGCGGTTGCGAAGAACGTAAACAAAAACTAAACGAACTCTGGAGGTATAAGAGACCAGAATGTTTAACCGAAAACGAATACGAGATCCTAGATAGTTACTTTTCACAACATAGGACTAACGTAAAACCTAGCGAGCAAGTAATGCTGTTAAAAGTTTACAATAGAGTAATGCACGAAAATTTGCAACAAACTTCGTGTTCAAGTTGTGTTCGTGAATTTGTAACTAAGTTAAATAAATTGTATATCGTCTACAAAGAAGAACGTAATGGAAGTACTGAAGGTTAAAATTTCGGAAATTAAGCCGAACCCAAAAAATCCAAGACTAATTAAAGACGAAAAGTTTAAAAAATTAGTTAAATCGATTATAGAGTTCCCGCA